CAAAAAATAATTGTTGATTCTCTGTGAGTGGTTCAATCTTCTTGATATAATCAAGATTGATTGGTTTCTTCCTTTTCATAACTCTATTGCTCATTCCAAATGGCACTGGATTACCAGTGCTTCCAATTCCAGTTTTAGATTTTCTTGGCATAGTGGTCTAGTCTACATCAAAAGCAGATTGAGTTGAAGATTCATAAGAACCTCTTTTTGCTAAGCGTCCAGAAATACCTCCAGACTTCTCAGCTTTCTTGAGAACTTCACCCCATCCAGGATTCTTGTTGACAAGTTTATCTCTCCATTCACCAACCTCAACTCCAAGACCTGGTGAATTTTCAGGAGTAAAATATCTTTCCCATTCAGGATTGTCCTTTTTCCACTGATCCCAGTCATGAATGCTCATTACGACATCCTTTGTTTCGCCAGTTTGTTTATTAAGTACAGGGTATGTTGCCATGAAGTTGCTCAGTTATGTGTTTATTTATTAAGACCAGTCAAGTGCCTGTGCAATAACAGGAAACTGCTCTACAAAGATTGCCTTACAAGCATTAGCAAGATCCATATGTTCCTTCTGTGTACCATTGGCAGACCTCAGATCAATATAATGAATCCATGATCGCACTGAACCACTCATGTACATTCTTGTTGGGACACATAATGGAAGCACATTACGAGCACACTCCTTTGCCACACCTCTATCCAACATTTGTTGATAGAGTGCCATAGATGAATCAAACAAAGTTTGCATCTGCAATTGCAAATTCTGAACTACAAAAGGATCAAGATCATCAGTGCTATTCTGACGATTCTTAGTGTCCTGACGTCTTAGTTCAGGAAGAGGAATAGTCTTACTCAGAAGACTTGAGTCAGCATACCTTTGTGAAAATTCTTGAAATGTGAAGCTCCTATGACGCAGCACTTGAGCCGCAATTGCCCTAGTAGTTTCCAACTCAATGGTCAGAAATGCCTGCTCAAAGATGCTCCAATGCTTGTGCTTGATGCAATACTTGATAAGACCCTCAAAGGAATCATTACCCTGATTAGAAGGGTTGCTCACTCTGGCACAATAAGCTATGTGCTTTTCTGCATCAGGAGTTACTGAAATAAGTTTTGCTGTCATTGCTTCTCTGCTTTTCTAACTTTTTTGAGTGCTTTTACTTCTGTTTTAATCATTTGGTATGCATCTTCAGCAGTTATTCTGCCACCCATTTCCATGGCAGCAATAACCTCTACTCTTGTTCCAAAGTGTTGAAGTGCTCTTTCAAATGTGTCTAGTTCTTCATACATGTTTAGTCTGGATAACCATCATCATCATTGAACACCTCATCATAGTCTGAGAGAGGCACATCATATTGAGTATCATATTTATATGCCTGTGGATCAGAATAAACTTCTGATTCCAACTCATCTACAATGAGTTTAAGTTTGGAGATAATCTTTTTAAGTTTATCCTTTTCCATAAAAAAATGGGAGGTTTCCCTCCCATCATAACAATATTCTAGATGTAAGTCAATCACTTGGTATAAGTTTTACCTCTGTAGCAGAAGGTTCCATGTGTTTCTTCTGCTGATTGATGCACTTTGCATTCAACACCACGGTATTTTGTGAGGTTGATTTGTGCATCATGGAGGGCAGATGCTTTGTTGATCTGCTTCTTAATGAGATTGAGTGTGTTCATGATAGTTACTCCTGAAGTTGGGTGAAATTGAACCTTCTCTGGTTTCCCAGGATCCGTTTTCCCGTTCCTTCAGTCGTTTGCGTCCCATGGACAATGAGGTGTAGCTTCTTGAATAGTTTCAACAAGTTCCACCTTGATTTCATTACTAATATGTTGATGTGCATCAAGGCGTCTGATTATATCAGAAGCATCAGTGCAGCGAATATCAGCATAAAGTAATAAGTCAAACATGGGATGAACGCTCCGTTCCGCGACTTACTTGCGTCCCCTAAGGGATGAACGACAGGTCTAGTATAGACCTCATGCAATATTTAGTCAAGTTCTTTTGTAATTTGTGATACAATTTAATGAAACATTCCATGATCACTCATGTACTTAAGAGTTTCTTTTAAAGTACCACGATGATTTAAACCAATAGCAACCTGAGGATACTCTGCTTCACTACCAAACTCAGCACGAAACTGCTTGTCACTAAAATCTACACCAAGTAAAAACTCTCTTACTTGCTGACCACATGCTTCAAGAACCATCTTTGCTCTTTCAGATTCTTGACTACCATTACTGTAAACAAGTGCTTCAATCACGTTGCCTCCAATCATCTGTTTTCTCTTGGTGAAACCATTCAACAATTTCATCTGCACTTTGGAACCCTGTTCTATGGTTAGATGGATCAGGGTCCCCCAGGTCCATCTGATTCATAAAATCATCAAGTCCCCCTTCTGGCATATCAGGATTACTAGCAGATCTCCTTGCCTTTCTCAACATTTCAGCAGCAGACCTATTTGATTTTGCTAACTTATTAGCCCAAATCATATCATCAAGATTTACCTCTTCACCTTTTGCAATGCGTGAACAGATAAACTCAAGTCTGAGCCTGTATTTTGTTGAAAGCATATGGATTACTCTCTTTTGTTTATTTATTTTAAGGGATTGCCGTCCTTATCAACTAGACCAAGTTTTTTAACTTCAGAAAGGTTAGACTTTTCTTGCTTCTTTAATTTTTTATACTGCTTGATGAGTTTTGCTACCTCACCTTTTGAGATGTTAACTCTTAACTTCTCATCAGATTGAGCAAATCCAAGACCTGCTTTCTTTGTTTCTTCTTGGGCATCAACATATTCATTGATGACCTCTTGAATTTCATCTCTAATGATAGAGTTAATTTGTTTCTCCAGTTCTTCGTCAGCATTACTCATTTCTTTTTACCATTGTTCCAGAGTTTTGGACTTACTCTACCTTCAGTCTGATCAAATCTAATAAAGTCTTCTTTGTATTTGTCATAGTAGTGGTCAAATAATTCCACTCTCTTATTACAAATAGTCACATCATATGTGACTTTACCTTCCTTTAGATATTTTACAAGGTAGGAGGTGTAAGGCAGAGTTTTATCATCTGCCTTTTCAGGTTCACAATCTTCATGAAGAATAACTACAGCACCTGCCATTAAATTCTATCTCCCCACTTAATATCTGTGTATGCTTCCTGAACAACTTCTTTCTTGAGTTTATATTTTGTCTCAAGATTTCCATCTTTCACAAGACAAATAATTTCTGCTTCATCAGGATGTAGTCCCTCCAACAATTGAATGAACATTGACTCTCTGCGTAAAGATGACAGAGAGTCATTTCCTCCTTTGACAAAATGATACAAATTCTTCCACTCTTTTCTGAGTGAAGTGTGATCAGTGCCTAGTGGTGCTTCATTCTTTTTGTAAGGAACTTCACCTTCAGGCATGACACTAATTGCAGTATTGTCAAAGTTCCAAATCAATACAGACTTCAGAGCATCACATTCATATTCTTTAAGAACCTCAATCTTTTTAGCTTTGGATCTTTGCTTACTTACTAGAGAGAGAATCTCATGAAGGAATGGATTTGCTGGAAGTTTTGTAGATGTTGCCATGGTTTTCAAATCAGTGTGGTTATTTATTCTTCTGCAGAGAAGTCTTCAGGGTTTTCAAATCTCACAGCAAGAATATCATCTGCTATGAATTGTCCATTCTCATCAAACATTTCTGGGTGAGTTGGAATGTAAGTTGAATTTCTCTCATTGACATATTCTTTGAGAAGATATCCAATCACACCACCAACACATAAGAAAAGAATTGAAATGATTGATGAAAGGGTGAGGGTTACTGCTAACATTTTACTACTCTCCTGGATCCTTTTTTCTAAAATCCAAGTAGAAGTTGAAATAAAACTCTACCTCTCTGTTGAAAAAGGAGAGAAATTTTCCAAACTTTACTTGAAAAGTCTTTGGAACTGTTTTCTTCCTCCTCTTTCTTAGTAGTAACTCAACCCCACGATTGATGTGAGTTAAGTTACTTGTAGTTTTATTTAGAGGGTCTTTTCCTTTTTCTTCCTGGTTTTTTTTCTTGCTCATACTTCCAAGCATCCTGTAAAATTTCATACAAATAATTTCTTATCTTACGTGCTTCTGGTTTTCCAAGATGCCCATAAGCTTCTCTGAGTTGTTTATGTTGGGAGTCATTTCCTCCCTCCATATAATCCTCAAGATCAAGGATAAGAGTATTAATCTCCAGTGCAGTGGGTGAGTTGATGAACTCTTCTACATCTCTCTTTGTTGCTTTGATACTTTTCAAGTATTCATACATGTTAAGCATGAACTTACCACTAAAGGCATAATCAATTGTGTGTTCAACAACATCATACATTTGATAGAGTTCCCAACCTTTGTCCATTAAACCAGATCGTTTTCCTTCAGATATTTAACTGTTTCAGTACATCCACCAATCAATTCATCTTCTAACTTAACTCTTGGGAAAGTAGAACCTGTTCCAAACTCTTCATAAAACTCTGCTCTAGTAAAGTCTCTGCCAAGTTTGTACTCAATGAATGGTAGTTCTGCTAACTTTAACACCTCAATTACTTTTGTGCAATAAGGACATCCAGTTTTAGAAAAAACTTTGTAAGTATCAAACATCAAATGTGCTCCTATATGATGGGTCTTTTTTTAATTTATCAAAAGCATCCCAGGAACAAATACAGGTTTTGTATCCTGGGTATTTCTTGTCAACAATTTGGGAGTACACCATACAAGTGGGGTAGTCTCCCTTAAACCACACTTCTTTCCTTTCGTGTATGACTACATGGTCAGCCATGATGGGGTTTGAATTCCTCCATGGGTTGTGATTTAGTCAGGTCTCTACGTGATTGGTTCTTGATAATGATAAAGGCATCTTTGTTGTACTTACGAGTACCAATTGGTGATTGCCACTTCTTATTGTAGACCTCACCAACATCAATGCCAGAGACTGATGTACCACCAATCTCTACATCAACTTCATCACCATACTCCCAACCAAGTTTTTCTAGTGCAATGGCAAGTTGCCCTAGCATTTTACCAGGATACATTGCAGAATCTTCAGTCATAGTACATTACTCACAGGAACAAAATTGTTTTCTACTACTTCTTGCCAGTCTTTCTCAAAGATTTCCATACCCTTATCAGTCAGGATATGATCATACATTTGCTCAAGAACTTTAGGTGGCATAGTGCAGATTTCAGCACCATTATACCATGACCTAATTGCACGTTGTACAGATCTGATTGAGGCAGAGAGAACTTTAGTTTGAATACCATGAATACGATACAATTCAGAGATGCTTCTAACAACCTCCAGACCTGCCACTGACTGGTCATCCAGTCTGCCTACAAAGGGACTGACATATGTTGCCCCTGCCTTAGCAGCAAGGACTGCCTGAGAGGCACAGAAGATTAGAGTAACATTGGTCCTGATCTTCTCTTCTGTAAGTGCTTTACAAGTCTTCAAACCTTCCCTTGTGCAAGGAACTTTAATTGTGGCAACACTGCCAAACTTATCAACAAGTCTGAGACCTTCATTGTACATTTCATTGGCATCACCCATGACTTCCATGCTGATGTCAGGCACACCAATGTCTTTGATTTCTTGATAGACATCATCAGGAAGTCTTCCTGCTTTCATAATCAAGGAAGGGTTGGTGGTGACTCCATCAACCAATCCAGTTTCA